GAAGGCCCGGCTTGCCTTGGGTACGGAACTCGGCTAGCTTTTCTGCAGGCTTGCGTAGTGTTTTGCAGGTACTCTTGATCTCATCGTATCCAATGATAGCACTACCCTTAACGCCCAGCAAACTGATCGCCATGTCACCATGCATTGACACTACAAAACGTCCCAGCTTGCGGGTTTTAGTATTGTAAGTCCACAACTCGCTCATGCCCAGAATTTCTGTTGGGTTGATGCTCTTGAGTCCCAGCTCTGCAAACTCCTTCATGTACTTGAGGCCTTTGACTTGACGCTCGGGCGGCACTGGCTTACGCTTGGGCTTGGCACGAGTAGCAATCTTAGAGGTCTTGTAAGCCATTGCATCGTTGATGATTGTCTCATACATTTTGATGTATGCCTTAACTTCACGTTTGCCCAAGTGCTTGTACGCTTCCATCAACTGGCCGTCTTTGCCTTCCAGCAACTCATTCATTTCTACAACACGGCGTTGTATGATGTCTACTACTTTAGGAGCGTACTGAACTGCAATGTTGGCAGTAGACAAAATGTTAAACGCTTTTACTTCTTTCCCAGTTGTAATGTAGTCGTCAATGGCGCCTTCGATATCGCCCATTGTTTCGCTAAACTTTTCAGCCAGGCGATCTTGGATAGTTTCTTTTTTTACAACAGGAACGTCCTTGACCACTTCTTCCTCGTCATTCTTGCCTTCTTTAATAGCCTTGGCAATTTCATTACGCAACCATTCGGCAGTGTCTCGGCCACTGTTGAAGTTTACATGAACTGGGGGCATGCCTCGCACCAAGCAAGCGGCTATTCCGCAAAGTGTACTATTGACACGACTGTCTTTTAGCTTACGGAACTCGCCAATGGCATCTTTCTTGTAGCCATCTGACTCCATCCATTCTGCAACTTTTGGACGCAAGTCTTTTACATTGTGTTCAAGCCTGTAATAGTCCATGGCACGGCGGAACTGACGAGAAAATTGTTCTTCATCAAAATCTGCGGCTCCCTCCCACGTTGGGCTAAAGTCTTTGACCCCACGTCCGCGGTGTGCGTTTACTTGTTTAGCTGTAACCCGTGTTTTCTTAACAGGTGCCGCTTTTTTCTTGGTTGCTGTAGCCATTTTTACTCCGTTTAGTGTGTCAATGATGTTATTATAACTTATCTTGGATCGTCTGTCAACCGGTAAATAACAGTAAGAAACAGGACCTTTTTGGTCCTGCAGGGAAAAAATGCCTAAATTATCACTTTGGAAAAACGCTAAAACGAACGATTACCACTATCAGGATAGGGTTATTCGCGAAGCTGTAGGTGCAGGTGGCACCTCAATACTGATCCACAAATATCTTGGACCAGCTGCCGTAGAAGATGGATCTGATCCTGCCAAGCCTAACTTGGCTGAAAAAGGTGAAATCAACGAAATGGACATTCAGGACATCTTGTTCATGGAAAACCGTGACCGTGTGTACGACACCACTGTTTATGAACTTCGTGGCACTTACAATGTGTCGGATCAAGACTTTGACTTGAGTCAGTTTGGTTTGTTCTTAAATGCCGATACCTTGTTTATCACATTCCACACCAATGAGATGGTAGAACGTCTTGGACGCAAACTTATGGCAGGTGACGTACTTGAGTTGCCGCACTTGAACGATGACTTACTGCTTGATGCCAACGCAAAAAGCATCAACAAATTTTATGCTATTCAAGATGCGGCTCGTTCAGCAGAAGGCTTTGGTCCAACTTGGTGGCCACACTTGTGGCGTATCAAGGCAGCACCAATTAATGACGCACAAGAATATCGTAGCTTGTTAGGTGACCCACAAGATGAAGATAGTTTGAAAAACGCACTCAGCACTTACAACAAAGAAATTGCTATTTCAAATGCTATTGTTGCATCTGCAGAAACAATTACACCAGCGGCTGGTTATAAAAATACAGAGTTCACTGATTCAACTTATGCTCCTGTTATCAATGGTTTTGATGGATCTGGTACTTCTGTTATTGCTGTCAACACTACTGAAAATATAGCAGTTGGCGGTGCCACAACAAATATTCCAACTGGCTTAACATTTCCTATTGCACCAGCACAAGGTGATTTATTTGTTAGAACTGACTTCCAACCTCAACGCCTATTTGTGTATCGTGGCAACAAGTGGCATCGTTTGGCTGACAACTCTGCGGCAAACGGCTGGGCAACTACTGCAACTAATGCAGGCCCGTATATTAACAACTCAGCAACTACTACCAGCGTTGACGGAACAACTGTTGCACAGCGTCAAGCACTAAGTGGTGTATTTGTAAAACCCAAGGCAGACAATTAATGGCACAAACTTACTTTTACGATCAACAGATTCGTCGCTGGCTACTACAGTTCATGCGATTGTTTGGAGGCTTCAGTGTCAAGATGGGCAAGGATGCAACAGGTGCAGACATTTACCATCAAGTGCCTGTACGATATGGTGATACCACACGTATGAGCCAGCACATACTTCGTTCCAACAGTGAAAACACAATCCTAAGTGTGCCTGCTATCAGTTGCTACATTGCAGAACTTGTGCCCAATGCTGAACGCCGTATGACTCCTTCGTTTGAAGACAGCGTACAGATTTATGAAAAAGCATATGATCCTGTTGCGCAATCATTTACAGACAAGGTTGCTGAAACATATACCTTAGAGCGACATGCTCCGATCCCATATGACTTGACCATTAATGTAGACATTTGGACCAGCAACACAGAACAGAAGCTACAACTACTTGAACAAATACTGTTGCTATTCAATCCAAGTATAAACTTGCAAAGCAGTCAAAATCCATACGACTGGACCAGTTTGGCAGTGGTAGAACTGATCAACATTACATGGACTGCTCGCAGTATTCCACAAGGAACTGATGATATTATTGACGTAGCAAGTTTGATCTTTTCATTACCAATCTTCTTGACACCACCTGCCAAGGTCAAGCGTCAAGTTCTTATCCACAGTATCTTAAACAACATCAGCGGCGACTATCAGTTTATTGATGACATTACCATTGGCGTCAACAGCGAACCTATTTCTTCAAGACAATGGATCACATTCAAAGATCGTCACATTCGTGTAACCAATGATTCTATTCAACTGTTGACCAGCAATAACACTGACAACGATACAGAAAGTGCAGTACCTGCATTGCTACGTTGGAACGAACACTTTAGCAACTACGGTGGTCTTAAAAACGGCATTACTGAAATTAGACTAAAGCTAGGAAATGTTGTAAACCCACACGAAGTAATTTTAAAGGTCACAGAGAATACTGAAAATGAAAACTTGTTGTTCTATACTGTTGACACTAGTACACTGCCCAACGATACTATCCCTATGATCAATGGTGTTGTTGACCCTACACGAAGTGCTCCGGGCAATGGCAACATTCCCACGGTGCAAGCAGGTCAACGTTATTTGTTAACAGAGTCTGTGCCACAAACAGGATTGTGGGGTACAGTAGTTGCTGACGCCAATGACATCATTGAATACAATGGAAGCGACTGGATTGTCAGCTTTGATTCTAGTGCTGTTAACGCACCTGCTTATACTACCAATGCAAATACCATGGTCAAGTTGTATTACACTGGCACCGACTGGGTAGTAGCAATTGAAGGAATATTCGAACAAGGCTACTGGCGCATTGTCAACTAAATATTTTTATGAGAGCTGTTGGCGCACTAATTGTTAGCAAGAATACCGGAAGAGCCATGATGCAACTTCGTAGCCCTACCGAGAGTCATAGTATGTGTTGGGGCTTATGGGGTGGCAAGTTAGATGGCAATGAGGGTGACCTTGAAGGCTTAAAGCGCGAGCTATGTGAGGAACTTGGTCATCCAGGTGTACCTGATACTATTGCAATGAGTCATGTGTATACGTTTACTACCCGCGATAAACGCTTTAGGCATGTTAGCTATCTGATACTGTGCGAGGATGAGTTTATCCCTACAATAGATAGCGAAAGTGCTGGCTACTGTTGGGTTAACTTGTGGGAGTGGCCGCAACCACTACATCGTAATACCGCTAAGATGTTTAACAGTCGTGGCTTTAGAGAAGCATTAGAAGGTTTGTTGGATGGCGTTAAGAGTAATTAAGAATACGCTAAGGCAGGCAGAAGTATACACTGGCCCGCATAAGCAAATTGAGGTTGCACAATGTTGGCATTCTCAATTAAACAATCCCCTATTAAACAAGTTATATAAGGAATCTATTTGCTATACTGAACGCTGGTACTTAGAAACCCGACGCCTTATCAATGAAGAACAGTGGTTCCATCCCTTGTTGAATAGTATATTGTTAGATGAAGATTTAAAACTTAACTTGATAAAAAGCACTATCATAGACGGTGCTGTAATGAGAAGTATATTAAACGACAACCGTTATCCCGAATACCAAACCTCTGCTGGTATTAATCTTAAAAAGCTAACTCGCTGGTGTGCGTTTTTTGTTAGCTTGCCTGATTCACACGAAACTCTTGTTGCCCTAAATGGCCAATCTCGCGACTAAGATCTAAGTCGCACCAAATCTTAATGTCGTTGTGGTTCAGCAGATCACAAAATCCCATGTCCTCACCGTGCCAGGTTGAACTTGGTGCATGCCACTTTAAAGGAAAGTGAGGACTTGGCATCTCATCTGCAATCGTAGCTCTCATCAACAAACAACCAAACCCTGTGTAACGTACTTGTGTTAGTCCATGACCAGTTGTATCCACCGGTTCCACCGGGTCGATGGAATGAAATGCAGTGGGATGAAATGGCGGTACACGTTTTGAATAAGTTGCACACACCACTTTCTTTTTGTGCTCTAACAAGCGAACTATAACATCTTCAGGAAATGTCATATCGCTATCAAACCACATGATGTGTTCAGCGCCGTATTTGTCTACTGCAAGGTTTAATAATACCTGACGCTGATTGCTTAGTACAGTACCAGCATCCATTTCTAATATTACAGGAATGCCTTGTTGTTCGGTGTATCGAATTGCTTGTGTTAAACAGTAGGTAAATTTTGCATGTACCATTCCGTTTGTAGGGACACATATAACTACCTGTTCACTTAGAACAGGCGGTCGCTCAAATACAGAACGCGAAGACTTACCAAACATTATTCTTCTGACTCGTCCAGGTTGGCTAAGTTGGCTTTGCGTTCAGCCATACGTGTAGTCTTGTTAATAACGTTCAAGAAAGTTTGGCAGCGACTGATTGTTTTCTCGTATAACTCAGCTGGTAGCTTTAGCATTTGTGCCATGTTTTCAGTTGTTACATTTTGTGTCAACGCTTCGATTGCTGCCTTACGTGCAAGTTCTTCAACCCAAAATTGCGGCTCTGCTTCTTCAATTGCGGCTGCAACGTCTGTGCCAACTTCAGCTTGTAGCTCGGCAATACGAGCATTGATGATGTTCATCTCTTTGAGAATATTTTCCTTTTCCCAATCTGACTTTGCTTTTTCGTACTCGCCGTTTAAAAATTCTGTTTCTTGGCAAAGAGAAACAAGCAAACGTGGGCCGTTTGCTACGCTGTATACAAAATTTTCTCTTTCAAATGTTGTACGGAATGGTACCTGCTTTAATACTGTTCTTGTATTTGCTAGGATTTCGTTTTGAGTTAGTGCCATGAAAGCTCCTTCTATGTTCTACTATGTATCATTTTGATTTTAGAAATTTTAGCCAAAAAGAAAGGGTGTTGCCACCCTTTCTTTAGTTTATAACACTATTACGTGTTGTATGGTGTAGTACGGCCACCAAATGAGCTACTTAAACTAACAGAGCCGCCGATACCTAAGTATCCGCCTAACGTACCACGTAATGATACGTTAGAGCCTGTTGTGTTAGAGTAACCACGTTTGACGTTACCGAACGAAATTGCTGATCCAGTTGCTGGAAGAATTGCCATTTTATTTGCCTCCTCTAGTCAATATGGATTAGTGTAAAGTCTTCTTTACAAGCGCCTGTAGTTCCTCAATCATTGCCTGTTGTTCTTTAACAGCGTTAACTAGAACAGAAACAACTTTGTCATAACGGATGGTTTTGTAACCTTCCAATGCAGACTGTGTAACTAGTTCTGGTAGCACTGCTTCAACTTCGTCAGCCATTAGACCAATTTGGTCCATGTGCTTTGGAAGACCTAAAGATTCGGCCAATTCGCTTGAATCGTATGTGTAACCGTTGATAGCCATAACTTTGTTTAAAGCGCCGTCAATCTTGGATACATTTGT